CTCCTGGCTCCTCTGTAGAGTGAATTATAATACTTTATGTATTAATTCATTGTTATTTTGATAAAGATTTTAGAAAACGTTCTGAATCTGCTGTTGCGTACAGATCATAGAATTCTAGATCACTGAAGAACGTTTCAATCCGTGCCCTCTGAGTGTTAGTCAGCAGGCTGGTACGGTTCAGAATCATCAACGCAACCCATACTCGGATTTGCATTGCAACCTGATCGGTAGTCAGCGTACGATAAGTCAACTCGCGCGTTGAACGATCTGTAGATTGGCGAGCCAACGTACGGAAAACCGTATCAGTTAACTGCCGAACAGCCGTAGCGTTCATCAATGGTGCTAATAAAGCGTTCAGAGCATGTGCTGTTCTAAGTTGCACACGTTTACGTTCCTGATCAGTTTCCTGTAACTCGGCAACTTCCGCGGTCACAGCAAGAATCGCTTCTACAGATGTTCCGAATAGTGCTTCAGAGTACAGATGACGCAGCATTACCACTTGATCTCGACGTGGTTGAGCGAACAACATGGGCAACGAAATATCGGCAGATATATTCTCGCCACCTATTCCAACTGTCAGATTAGCCGCACGACCGTAGTTCCGATTGGTCCACTGGTGCTCCGGCAATTGTACTACATGCTTGAAGAGCTCTGGTGGAATGTGGGATGCTGAAGTATCTTCAACCACAGTAGCACTTTTCACAGGTGCACACATCAGTAAGGTCCATGGATCAGATGTGAATACCTCACCTGAGATGGGTAACTCGTTGAAGTGTAGACGACGCTGATCGATTTGCTTATAGAAAATAAGCTCAAAGTCGTTACGTAGATCTCCATCATCATTGTTGGTTACGGCTTGAACATACACACGATCCGCGAAATATGCTGCTAAAGGCATAGCCTCTTCAGGAGCAATCGCTAGTGCATGTAACGTGGTCGTGACCATGTCGGCTTCTGGAATGAACTTAGCATCCAGTGCCATAGCCATGACCTCATGCGCGAACGCAGTAGGATTGACTTTTGACATTGGAAGAGCAGTTCTTGCTAGTGGTTCAGCGTACTCGGGTAATTCAAGAAAACGTACGTAGCTGGACCCAATAGAGGTCTGAGCTCGTACACCTGTTCTAACCTCATTCGCTAAACGAATGGAACGAGATATCACCACATCAGAGATGTTGGCGCGTTCATCTGTAATAGGCGTGATTTCGACAGAGGCTGCAAAATCTGATAAAGCCAATGTTTCCATGCGTGATGAGGATGATACCACTTGCGTGGCGAAACGAACCGCCGCATTATGTAGATATTGCTCAGGACTCACCTCATAGTCAGATTTCATGGCTGCCGCGACCCATGAAGCATCTGCCATTAAGCGAGCCAAATCTGGTGAACGTACCACATCTTCGGCCGGTTTAGCATGATCAGATATGTTTCCAACTATCACAGCTTTAGTGATAGCCATGGCCATTTGGATCTTTTGAATCGCATAGGTAGTGGCCTCAAGCTGATGCATGACCTCATCGAGTGCAACTTCCAGCATGGCAAGGAACACTTCTGCTGTAGCATCGTTGCCCTTCAACTGTACTTTTGCAGACACTGAGCGGAAGACATCCTCAAGTTCCATTCGAACAGCTTCGATAATGAAATCTGAAGCAGTTGGTATACGACGGGCTCTCTCTTCTAGATAGAGAAATCCTCGTACTGGCACAATCAGATTCTTCGAGCCAAGAGCGTGAAGAATGATCTCGATGTACGCTTCCAACGCAGGTGAATCTTGAGTGGAATCACTAACTAACTGACGATAGAGTTCATCGACAGTAATTGTGGGTATGTCGATCCGGATACGTGAGGACATTTTGGGCCAGATCTGCTTGAATACGTTACGTAAAATTGCAGGATCAGCAAGATATGTCTTCAACACATCCTTTTCAGCGTAGAGTTCATCCATGTCTTCCGATTGAGTCAGTAGAGCGGATAAAGTCTCGGGATTGAAGAAACCGGCGCCGTGTACACGACCGAAAACACCATGATGCAGTTTGAACTGCGTTACAGTACCTAAAGTCAGCATGCGAGATGCCGATACGTTAGCAGAACTATCTTTGGCAGCGTGACGACTAAATGTGACTTCATTCAACTTGTTCATTGTCTATAACCTTTTGTTTATTTAAATGTTAAAATTAGATTGATTAATTAATTAATTAATTGATTAATTAATTACGCAGTTCATCTAGTAACGAATTAAGTGCGCCGTCACCATCGAATGTGCGTTGATCTTCCTGTCCGGTTACAGCGACCTCCTCATCATCGATGAATTCGATCTCCGTCTGTTTAGCCAGTCGCTCATAGTATGAACCAGCTTTGGATGAAGCACGAGGAGCGGAATCCAGAATGGTCTGCGTGATCGGAGCAACATTACTGTTATCTTGAAACTCAAGATCTTCAATAGATGCCGTAATCAATTCGCGGACGATACCTGAGCCCACCGGTCTGGTAGGATTAAGTCGACCACGAGTAGACCAACTGAGAACACGTTCGTTAGATTGTGTGTTCAGTTGCACCATCAACGTACCAGTAGCAGAGGCCTCAAAGTTGCGTACAAGCCGTAGGAACTGATCTTGTCTAGATTCTGAATCTAGCAAGGGGTTGATTGTCGCGAACATTAGAATCCCGACCTGCTCAAGAAGGTTAGAGAGAGCAGTAATCTGAACTGGAATGTTCATGTTTAGACCGCCTTCACCTGTGCCTTCACCGGCAAGATACATGAACTCACGGAAAGAATCCGCAGCTATCACGGGAACTTGTCCGCCCATCGCAGCGATCGCGACATAATGCGCAATATGTGCTAACAATGAATGAGGTGTTCCAACTAGGAGAGTTCTCGCGTAAATGGGATCTTCCATATACGTGTAGTGCTCAGTGTGTTGGAAACTAGGCAGGATACCTTGGTTGAGTAGAACCGTTTTCCCCGCAGCAGTGCCACCAATGATAGCGATGACACCTCCTGCTACAACCAACTCATCGTTAGTTCTAGTGGGTAAAGGTATTACGAATCGTGATTGTCGGCGTTCTTGTAAACGATCAACAACGATATGCGTACGCTGGAACTCTCGAGCCTTACCGTCGACAGTACCGATTACTACTTCAAGTGGTTTATCCGAGATGTCCGATTGAACTCCGTCGATATCGTAAGCCTGAATAACACGCATACCTTCAGGTAACGAGTCTGAATCAGTCTCATGAACGACGACTTCAACCATATAACGTGCAATTCCAATGTAAGCGTGGAATAGTAACATTTGTGTACTCCTAAATAAAAGGACTAAAAGCCCGATGAATTAAATCACCTGGTATTCTAGCAGTGAACAAGTCCAATACCTCAGATGATACATCTTCGGGAGAAAACTTGTAGTATAATTTCGATCGATCCAAAAGAACTTGTGCATCGATCTCTGACAATGAAGCCAATAAAGGGGCTGGATTGGCCTTCCGATGCTGAAAAGCAGCAGCTTCGGGGGTGGGTACATCAGGTAGAACCTGACGCCAAACTTCCATCGATCGTCGCCAAACATCAGCAGCCATAGAAGAACGACTGTAGTGTTCAAGTCGAGCGAACAAACCGTGACTCCAATACTGCCGATGTCGTGAATCAACACCATGTTCGGCGTTAAACCAATTCACTACTTCGGTCACTGGATTAGGTTGCATATCTACTAGTCTGTCTTCATTATCAGCGATCCCTATTGAACCTAGGAACGCTAGTGCTGATTCGACGTCAAGTAGAGCATACTCGGAGGATTTTGGTGAAGCGAGGTAAGAAGTAAGAGTATCTTGCGATATCCGACCTCCAGATCGACCACATATGATAGCATCATCACCGAGTGCCTTAAGTATGAGATCGGGATGATCTCCGTGAAGCACTTTGGCTAATGACTCATGTGGATTCGGATCTAACTCGAGTAAATCATGGGTTAACTCATCCATGACTAGCAAATACACGAAAGTCATCCAGTACTTACCTATGTCGGGATTATCCGGTCTACCTGAGGAAAGACCGACGTACGTGTTAAACCCTTCTCGCTCGAATGGATTGCCTGCCCAGAAGGGAGACAGACCAGGCCCGAGCTGTGGCGCAAAGTATGGCGAGTAGTTCAGTAAATGAAATATCTGCGCCAAATTTGGATCCACTCGTTGAGCCCACTTTCTAGCATAGAAATCCATGAAGAAAGATGGAACGTGCTGATCCATCTGAGTAACATCAACACCTGCAGCCCAGGTCACTTGACGTGATTGGAGCGAGGCTAAAGTATGCTCAGACGTACGGTGATGCCAAGTGAAGTCGTATTCATTGAGATAATGAGCACGAGCCATTGACATGAGACAGGTAATCAGATATGTAGATACACCTGACGCTGCATACACCGTTCTAACACGCATAGCAGCGACACCTTCGTGACCCCAGATATCCTGGATTAATTTAGTCTTTGAAGATTCGTGCTGTACGGGGTTACCCGCTAATGCATCCTGCGGGTCGACAACTTGACGTGGTTTCGGTTTAAGAACACCGTCCTCGTATATCCAGCCGTCTGGTTGATGACGTTCGCCCAGTATGTTGCAAATGGCGAAACCGTAGTCCTTTAACAAGCCTGTGAAATCGTCAGCAGTTAATCGCTTCAGAATATCCGGCAGGTTCGCCAGGGCACGCCGAACGAAAAGCTGTTTGTCTAGTATCTCCGACGTGAAGTAAGGGATAGTGCTAGACGAAACGGCAGACATCCGCGCGTCAGTTTCCACGAGAGTACCAAACATCAGATCGAATAAAATATCAGCAATCTTCTGATGCCTAGCGTTCTTGAAGCTAGTACGTAAACCTTTGGATGCCACAAGTTTGTCCGCATCTGTAATAGGTGCGTTGGCTTGGTACATCTTGATTCCGGATAGACTTCGTAGTGCATCGAAAGTGGAGACAATTCCAGTACGAGAGAAACCTTTTGGCGTCTTTGATACTGCAAACTCTTTATTCAACGTCGTGGCTAGAGTTTTGAGAAATTTGACGTATTGCACGTCTGTGGAGAGTAAACCGGGGTGACACTGATTAGGATAGGACACATACGGACGCAGAACACTATTCTTTCCGCGGGCGAAACATTTCTTGGAACGGACATCAGACATAAAGTCTTGGGGCACATCCCGGAGAGCGTTCAATTTCGACATCTCACTCGGATTGAGGAGAGTGGCCGCTGGTGGTGTCTTAATCATATAGATCACTCTTCAACTGGGGGTACATCATCGGCTAGGTCATCAGATTCAACTGCGGAGTCGTCAAGAGCTCGAGCGATAGATTTATCGAACATGCTCATACGTTCATCAGCTGTTTGTTCATCGTGACCCAAAGTGCGAGTGGAGTCCTCACGTTCACCGTTGATGGATCTGGATGCCATAATGGCGTCCACCGATACGGTGTTGAATCGTTGAGCGATGATGGCCCAGGATCCAGATACCTCCTCTTCATCCAGTCCTCGTACAACGCGTACTTCAAGATCAAGTAATGGATAAAGATATCCAATGATCTCGAACTGAGTGGTAGAAGGTTGAATCAGAGTGTGAGTTTCGTTCGCGGCCAATAGGGCCTCGATCATAGCACGATTGTCCTCTTTAACGTTGGTTAAAGTCAATGGAAAACCGGATGGTGTAACCGCTTTTGGTGGGATAACCCATAGAGTGGTCATTTAATTATCTCCTGCTTGATTGATGATCTCGATGTACTGACCAAGATGCGTATGTCTTGTACCACGAGCAATCACCTCAATATAAGGGTGAGTGTTGCGTACTAGGAAGGGACGCAGGCCAGGTTGTGGTATGTAGCCCGTTTCAATCAAATCTCGGAGTGACATTCGGTTCAGAACGCGCTCCATGAAGTCAGGTCCGAAAGATTTTCGAATCGCTCCTCCAAGTAGAATGATTGGCAAGCCATTGTGGAGATTGAAGTGTACGACCAAAGATGGTAGATGTAAATCTTGTGCTACCTCAGCGATCGCAGCTCTGAATAAACGTTCGAGTTCACGATCTTGATTCTTGGTCAATCCGATACAATCGTGGAGTGTCATCTTGTGATCACTTAAGCGTATCTGTGTCATTAGATCAACTCCGCTAATAAGATTACGAGACGAGAGAGGGACTCAGCTATCATACATGCGAAAAGCACAAATGATATTATTGGATACTCCTCAATCAAACCTAATGCTACTGTCCAAAGTATGGCGCAGCACAGCACAATCAGGGCGATTGTAGCTGAACACATTCTGGCTAAATGAGGAAGATACAACTGTTGTTCCACGTATTTAAGGAATTTCATAATCATTCTCCTGATACTCGACACGAGAAGCAACGTGCGTATCGATCCATTGCTTTATTTAGAAGGGATTGCCTTCAAGGTCTATCGCCTAGTTTGACTTCCGAGACTACCGAAGTATCGTCGACCCCCGAACTAGGTTTGCGGTGGATTTGTTAGTTGACCGCAGCTTACCGACCAATAGAGGCTGCAGTTGCTCAGAAGAGCAGTCTTGATTCCTGCTTCAAGGGTAATCAAG